GTCTTGCATTTTTTCCAACAAACAGCTCCACGCAGCCTGCATGAAGGTTAGCCACGTTGTATTTCGGTGCGGAACATCCTTCGATAAAGTGAAGGTCTGCGCCTTCATCTACGATGATCAGTGTATGTTCAAACTGTCCGGCGCCTGGTGCATTTAAACGGAAATAGGACTGCAATGGTATCTCAACAGATACATGAGGCGGTACATATACAAAGGATCCGCCGGACCATACAGCTCCGTGAAGAGCAGCAAATTTATGGTCTGTTGGCTTTACCAGCTTCATGAAATGTTTTCTTACCATGTCTGCATAAGGACCGGTCAAGGCGCTTTCCATGTCAGTGTATACAACGCCCTGCTCTTCCACTTCTTTACGAACATTGTGGTAAACCAGCTCAGAGTCATACTGGGCTCCTACGCCAGCCAGTGATTTCCGCTCTGCCTGGGGAATTCCCAGACGTTCAAAGGTATCCTTAATATCCTGCGGGACCTCAGACCATTTTGCAGTCATTTTTGTATTTGGACGGACATAGGTGGCGATATTGGACATATCCAGTCCTTCAATAGAAGGGCCCCAGTCCGGTACTTTCATTTCATTGTAGATCTGAAGAGATTGCAGACGGAACAGCTCCATCCATGCCGGATCATGTTTTTCCTTGGAAATTTTCTCTACGATCTCCGGAGTCAGACCTGCCTGGATCCTGTAGGCGTCTTTTTCTTCATCTTTTATGTCATAAATACTTCTGTCTATATCATTGATCTGTGTTTTTTCTTCCATATGCTTTCGATTTCCTTTCCGGAAACTGTTTATAATCTGACTTATAATCTGCTTTGCAAACTGCCTGAGGGCATATTTACATTTTCCTTTTACTTAAGAAATTCCTCAAATCCGGTCTCATTGATCTGGTCTACCAGAGAGCCGTCTCCTGTTTTAACGATCTTTCCATCTACCATTACATGAGTGTAATCTACATGGAGCGCTTCCAGGATACGGGTGCTGTGGGTGATGATCAGTAAAGAGCCATCTCTGTCTTTCTGATACTCTTCCACGCCCTTTGAAACAGTGCGGACTGCATCTACGTCCAGACCTGAGTCTGTCTCGTCTAAGATTGCCAGATTTGGCTTTAACATAAGCATCTGCAGGATCTCAGCCTTTTTCTTCTCACCGCCGGAAAAACCCACATTCAGATCTCGGTCTGCATAAGACGGATCCATCTGCAAAAGTTCCATTGCCTTTGCCAGCTCTTTTCTGAAATCCCAGAGACGGATGCGCTCTCCTCTTCTCTGCTCTAAAGCACTGCGGATAAAGGAACTTAATGACAGTCCCGGTACTTCCAGTGGGCTCTGGAAGGATAAGAACATGCCAGCTTTAGCTCTTTTATCTACCGGCTCCTCGTTGATCTTCTTTCCCTGAAACCAGATCTCACCATTTGTCAGCTGATATCTTGGATTTCCCATTAATGCATAGCCTAAAGTGGACTTACCTGCACCGTTTCTCCCTAGATACATACTGAGCTTTTTCTACTACTATCCCCTCGCTCAATATCGGCACTATAACTATAACCTTATCTGGGAATATCTGTACCTGCTCTAAGTGCTCTAAGAGGTATTCTACTTTTAATTTCTCATTACCATCTACATATCTGGATACCTCCTCATCTATGTTAGCCAGTACCTTATCTATCTCCTCAATATCTCCAGAGTTAGCCTTATTCTTTTCTGTTTCTGCTTTGAGCTGGATGATCCTCTCATCTAACTCCTCTGCTTTTTTCTGGTATTCCTGTTTATTTAGGATCCCATCTAAGTAGGCATCCAGTAGCTTACTTTTTCTGGAGAGCTCTCGCTGTAGATCTGCCTCTGTATGCCCTCCATTTGCCTCTAGGAGCTGTTTTCTGAGCTTAGTAAGCCAATTTATCATATCCTGCTTTATCGTGTCTGTATTTGCCTGTAATCGCTCTGATACTACCCCCATTATCTCCATGAGGGAGTTATAAGAGATATTTTCATTATCACAGCCTAAAGGATTTATCTCTCCAGCTTTCCCCATCGTGCTATCTCTTTTTCTGGTTCTCCTGCCTTTAGTCTGCTTTGTACTGCATACCCAGTACTCATCCTTAGATACTCTCTGTTTCCTCCAGTAAGGAGCCCCACAGATACCACATACTAATTTACCGCTAAAAGAGTATCCGCTGGTTTTCTTTCCTCTCCTGTCGGATCCTGTGGCTATTACTCTCTCCTCATGGATCTTACAGATTAGATCCCACTCCTCCTGTGTGACTATCGGAGGGAGAGCATTTTCTACATATACCCACTCCTCCTTAGGGAGTTTTATAGTTTGCTTACTCTCAAAATCATGTCTTTCTTTGTTTATAATCATGGTACCTACATTTTTACAATCATATACAAATTTAGGTATATCCATAGGTTTCCACGGTTTCCCTACTGTGTTACGGTATCCAGCATCATTAAGCTCCTTAGCGATGAGAGTAGATCCTTTTCTTGCCATAATTCCCTCACACATGAGCCTCCTTACCTTAGCCTGTTCTGGATTTATATAATACTTACCATCTTTTTTATCCCATCCATATACATTACCACTACCCTGTAAGGCTATCTCCTGCCCCTGTCTGGCTTTTTCTATTCTGTGATCGTGGTAGTTATGGAGTTTCTTACTAAGATTTCTACTAAACTCCTCCGCTATGATCGCTCTTACACCTGTTATAAGAGCATCATCTGGGGAGTAAAATTTCCCATCCATGTACATAAACAGGAGCTTTCCTGTTTGTACTACCCTGTTAATAAAGAGGTACCAATCCAGAGTATTTCTCTGGAGCCTCTCTTGATCCTTGATTACTACAATATCAAATAGATCCTCATACAGATCCTCATAGAGCCTCTGGTAATCATCTCTGCCTTTTACCATCGTACCGCTCTTACTGCGATCAATATACTCTCCTACCAGTTTCCAGCCATGATCCTTAATACATCCTCTATTCTCCTCAATCTGGAGTTCTATAGCGTTTAGCTGTTCCTCCTCCGCTGTAGATACTCTGGCATAAAATACCGCTCTCATACCAATAGTATCTCTTATATCCGTTATTTTCCTGTATGCCATCCTGTTTACCCTCCTGTAATAGTCCTGTGAGCTCCTGTGTGCCTCATACAGCCACTTTTATATATTAGGTGTAGACTTCTTTACCCTCGATAAAATAGAGGGATTTATGAGGCTATTTTCAGTTTCTATCTATTATACACCCCTTATATACTAGATACAACTAAAAAATGAGGGCTACCAGCATTTTACAGCCAGTAGCCCTCTATATGAAAAAATATTAAGGAGTGCCTAAAGGATTAAGGTAACTTGATTACCTGTCCGATGTTAATAAGGTTTTTATTTTTGATACCATTGAGCTTAACCAGAGTATCTACAGTAGTTCCGTACTTTTTAGCGATCTTGCTAAGAGTATCTCCCTTAACTACTGTGTAGGTCTTAGCAGATCCTACGCCTGTCTTACCAGAAATATCTCCAGCATTTACCCAGCCATATACAGTAGAGCCCTTACCAGAGATAGCCTGTAAGTGATACGGATGTACCGCACCCTCAGCCTTGTTAGTTACCTTAGCCTGTCCTGCCTTACAACCGTATGCAACGCCACTAGCTGTAGAGCTGGTATAGTGGAGGCATCCTGTAAAGTTTACAATATCTCCAATATTGTAAGAGCCTCCTCCGTTACCAGATGGCTTAGGAGCCTCCTCTTTAGTAGCCTTAGAGCTGTACTTAGGAGTAACAAAGCCTCTGATATATTTACCGTTTACTGCAAGATCTCTATATCCTACAGCGTTACTCTTGTTACCCTCGATAACCTTAATAACGCCTCCAGATACAGATACTACAATACCGATATGATCCGCACTACCTGTATTATCTCCTACTCCGTTATCATCCCAATCATAGAGGATCATATCTCCAGCGGATGGAGTGTAAGCATCATTCTCTACCCAGATACCCATATTCTTAGCAAGCTGGATAAACTGATTACAGCTACACTCTCTAGGGATAATATCTGTAAGTCCTGCCTTAATACCTACAGCGGATGCAAAAGTAGCACACCACGCATCTGTATATTTTACAGCATAACTTCTAGGGAGTGGCTTACAAGCGTTATAAGTATCAATAATCTTTTTATGGGATCCGTCACTCTCTTTACAGCCTAACCAACCCTTAGCGATCTCAACAACCTTTGATCTGATTTCTTTCTCTGTCATAATAATACCTCCGATCTAAACACTTAAAAAGGAGAGCCCTGTAAAGGCTCTCCCTGTCTGTCTGATAAATATATTTACTGTGGAGCTGTATAGCTCTTTGCTCTGGCACTATCGCCTAATCCCTTTGTAGTCGGATCGTTCAGAGTGTTCCAAACCGATACCGCCACTAAAGAGAGTACATAAGGATTAGAGATAGCTCCTACAATGAGCTCCCCTACCTTACTCCATGTGGTAAGATCCTGTGCTGTAAGTCCTGCATACGCAAGCACAGGAGTTAAAATACTAAGTACAATCTGTACCCAGAATACAGGATTTTTTACTCTAACTTTTAAATTCATACTGTACCTCCTTGTGAGTTTGTTAATAGTTGCTACGATACCTCAAAATGAGGTAAAGAGATAAACTGGATCCCCTCCTTACTTTAATCCTACAGAAACCGCTAAGTATCCTAAGATAAGTGTTACAAGCCCTGTTACAATAAGCCACTTGAATTTATCCCACTTATCCCCATCCTTACCCTCTAGCTTGTTAAGCCTTTCAACGGTTTCATTCAGATCCCCACGCATATACTTAACCTCAGTAGCCAGCTCCTTTATAGCTCCAATCATCTCACTATTGCTTTTGAGTATCTCATCATGCTCATTAAGTCGATTAGTGTTACTCTTTGCTCGCTGTTCTACCTCAGTAAGTCTATGCTCGATGTTAATATCTGCATCTGTAGCCATATCCATAAGATCCTCCTTTCCGCCATAATAAAAGGGAGAGCATTTAGCTCTCCCCCTGTGGCTTACTCTGCAAGCTCTGGTAAATCAAGATCAATGAGGATCTGCTTAACCTGCTCTCTGATTACTGGCGGTACATCATTGATCGTCTTTTTGCCCTTTACAATAAGGGTAGCGTAAATTACTGCCATAGCCTTTACCTCCTTTCTGAGTATTGTTTTTAAGATAATATTGAGTAACATACTACTCATTATCTCCGTCTAAGATTTTTTGTACGGCTTTTCTGAGATCCTTTGGTATATTATCAATAGTCCTTAACCCTTTGCGGATCAAAGTAGCGTAAACCTGTGCCATAATCTTTCTCCTCCCTCTTAGTTAGCTGATAACCCTAACATCTGCTCATACACATCTGCTAAGGCTAACTGTAAATCTGTAGCCTGCTCCTCTAAGGAGCTGTTTTTCTCTGCCATGAGCTGGATGTACTCATCTTTCTCATAGATCTCCTGTGTTTCAATTTCAAACCCATCAAACCCAGAGCTAAGATCTCCCTCCTTAGCCTCCTCATGGATCTCTTTGATACCTGTATTTACATATACATGGTAATCATCAATCTCAAGAGGCTTTACGCTCTCCGCTGTAGTTCTTACGTTTGCAAATTTCTGCATTACCTTTTACCTCCTTTAAGTAATAATTGTGCATATATTCTACATTAGGCTCTACATATTTCTGATATAGCCTAAAGCTATCACAATGCTGTAGCCAGCCCACATAGCTATTAAATGAGCACCACTCACTATAAGTAGGGCTCACATTGTTTTCTCTTTTACTGGAGATGCTAAGCATCCTACGCTTAAATGTTTTGCAAGTCGATTTTCTGAGTAAGGTATACTCTCCGAAAAATCTATAGCCTACAAAATCTACACCTCTTACCTTAGTAGGAAATACCTGCCAATTATGCTTAAGCACCTGCTTAAGATTTACCGCCATAAACTCATCTAACTCTCTTTTGAGTTTGTGCAATTCCTCTTTACTGCTACCGAAAATAACCATATCATCCATGTATCTAAAGTAGTACTTAACGCCCTTAACCTCTTTGAGCCAGTGATCTACTACAGATAGATTAAAATTACCGTCATACTGGCTAACATAGTTTCCAATAGGAATACCTACGCCATCCACAAACTCTCTACCGTTATCGTCTATGATAATATTTACCGCCACACCTAGCCTCTGGAGGATCTCTATATTTTCCTCTGTGGCTGGACAAGTACTAATACTATCTATGATCTCATCCATTAACCAGATAAGCTCCTCATCCTTAAAGAGCTCTCTATACTTAGCCTTTAGTACATCGTGTACAATGCTGGGATAATACTTTCTTACATCCAGCTTTAAGCAATACTTTGTAGCCTCTGGATCTGATACTAAAATACTGGGTATCCACTTCTCCGCTACTACTTTTCCATCTTTCTTAATCTTTTTCTTATACCCTCGTAATTGATTGATAATAGGCTGGATCCCTCTGTTAGGGATTGCACTATAGGTATCTTTTGTCATGGAATTAAGTAAGTAGGGCTCTATAACCTGTAAGATAGCCCATTGACATATACGGTCTGGATAGTACGGTAACTTATAAATCTCCCTCTCCTTACTTCCCTCTTTTCTTACAAAAGTTTCATAGTCTGAGGTATGATACCTGTGTTCTATTAGATTTTCCTGTAGCCTCCTTAGGTAATGATCCAGATCTTTCTCTATACGCTTTACCTCTGCATACCACCCTTTACCTCTCTTTGCGTTCTTGTGGGCTTTTCTAAGATTATCCATATCGCATATCTTAGAAAATAAATCTCCAGTATCTTTCATGTGTTTTGGCACCCACCTTATCATAATTTTGTATGTGCATAAGAGGGAGCTAACTACCTGTTGTAGTACCCCTGTGCTATCGTTCACATAACAATCAGTTCTTAGCTTGCTAGGCTAACAGGGTTTACGGATCTCTCCGCACATAAGCACCCTCTTAGCTATTTTTTACCGCTCCTCATAGAGGAGTTTTATGTTCTGGCAAGAGCCACGGTAGCTGTTACTCACTTAATGTAAAATAAGTGTCACAGTGAACACATATTTCTCTGATTTTCTTTTATTTTTATATGCACATATAGTAAGTGACTGCTGATATTACGATTGCGATTACCAGAGGTATTATTACCATTCAGATTGAAACTGCAATTAGAGCCATTATTCCATTTACTGCCTAATTTAGTAATTAAGAAACCTTATCAGCTACCGACAAAAAGGGTAATAAAAAAGAGCTTTCCAGCTCCTCCTATTACCCTTTTTGATTTTATTTATTTTTCCTCAAAGATTTAAGCAACCTTTGTTTGAGGCACATACAGTAAGCGACCGCCGACAGTACGATAGCGATCACCAGAGGCATCAGTACCACTCAGATAGAAACCGCAACTAGAGCCATCATTCCACCTACCGCCCAATCTAGCAATAAAGAAACCGTTGTAGGTGTAATTCTGCCATACAAAGTTACCTGTGAATACATCCGATCCACTAGCCTCTGTAGGGATAAGTAACTCTGGATGCTCTGGATGCTCTGGATCAATACCAAAGGCACTTTGATAACCGTTACTATGGCTCCAGTGATAACCTAAGCTCTTGTATCCTGTGGTAGTATCATCTGCTACTGTAGCTCCGATCTCATGCACAAATACCTCATTCTGTCCTTTAGCTAAGATATTTACCTTATCCAGCCAAGTCCAGATATTGCCCCAGAGATTTTCCTCTCCTCTGTAAGATACTGAGCACTTACCATCTACGCCACCGTTAGGATCAATACCAGATCCATTACCTAATCCAGAGGTAGCTCCAGTATTTACCGCCATGTTAGTTTTACCATCATCGGTAAAATCACAAACGCCTCTACCTACTTTACGCTGAGCATCTAAACTAGCATACTCAATCATAAGGAGCCACTCTGTAACCGCCATAGCAAAAATGCTGTGACTTTCCCAGCCTGTACCTCTGTTAGCACAGAGCTTTCTTACATTTGCTCTAGTAAGGTTCTGTGTAAGTCCACTGGCTGGCTTAACTCCTGCGATAGAGGAGAGCATATCTGTAGCAAAATCCGCTACCTGCTCATCCGCTGTAAGATACTTTTTAGCATCCGTATCATAGATACAGCCCTCAAACGCTGAGAGATAGATCTTATCCTGTACAATACCGTGATTATCGTAAAAGGCTCTAGGAGCTGTAAATCCTGTCTTAGGTGTAGGGCTGATATAAAATCTACCCTTAGTGTACTGCTTACCCTTACCGCTTGTAGCGTTCTTAGAGCTTACAGGTACAGCCTTAACATAAAATACAGGCTGTTCTACCATTACCTGTACCTTAGTACCACTAGCATAGGTTTTTTCTGCTCCGTCTACTGTCTTTTTAATTTCTACAGTAGTAGCTCCTGCCTCTGTGTATCCTGTTTCTCCTCTGTATGCAAGTACTGTACCATCATCGGCTAAGATACATCTCTTTCTACCGCCCCACGGATTGAGCTTATCAAAATCAGCTCCAGCGGTAAGATTTTCTGCTCCTGCAATTCTGGTAAATCGTCTATTAGGAAAATCAATCTCCACACCGTATACATCGGAGCTCTCATATCCTACAAAGCTCTTAACATCGTCAATCTGCTCCTGTAAATTAACGATCTGAGCTACTGTAGCTCCAGCGGTAGGATCTACATTTACCTTTACGCTAGAGGCATTAGATACCGCTGTTACAAGATCCACCATAAGGGAGCTTACACCGATACCATTAAATGGAGGCATATAATCCGCTGTAGCGGTACTCTCATCTGCTACTGAGATACTGTAGAGGATCTCTCCAGCCTGTGGATCATTTGCATATCCTTATGCACTACTATCACTCTTACCACCTCCTAAGGGATCGTTAATACTTGATTAGGATAGATAAGATTAGGATTTTTTATCTTATCCCTGTTAGCATTATAGATCTTAGTATATTGAGCTCCGTTACCGTAAAACTGTTTAGCTATTTTCCAGAGGCAATCCCCACTTTTTACCGTGTAGGTTCTGGCTGTACTAGCCTGTGGTTTTGTAGCCCTTACTGTAGGCTTTACAGTAGCTATAGTAACAGTAGCTTTCTTTGTCTTTATTTTTTTGTACTCTTTTAAGCTACAGGTATAATAAATATCGCCTGTAGCATCCTGCTCTCCCCACACAAAGCTCTCTACTGTAGCCTCCATGTTAAGAGTGCCTGTAATTATAACCCTTATAGGAGTACCAGACTTTCTCCAACTCTCGATTTTCTCTACATAAGTTAGTGGCTGTTTACGCCCTGCATTATTGCTAAAGTTATAATCTTTTGCTGGAAAAAAAGACTTAAGAGAAATTTCTCTTAAGCCTGTATTTCCGATAAGGTTTATATCTCCCACCTGTATGACATTAACCACCGTATTTTTATGGGATACGGATACCGTGTAATCTGACGGTTTTACAGGTAGTTGAAATTTATCACTATTCTGTTGTAACCAAAATTCCACTAAGCATCCCTCCTTATACAGTGTTAGGTAATAACTTTTTAAGTCTGGCTACCATATCATCCACTACCCTATCAGCATCAGCCTCTTTCTGGATAATTACTGTATCTGCCAACTTTTCAATAGTTACTTTACCTACTCCGCCTACACTAGGCGTATTGCCATCTTGTGGATTTCCTGTACCTCCTGTACCTCCGTTATTATCCTGTGGATCATCTGGATCCCTGTCTATAGGTGTAACATCTTTAAGCTGTACACCTCTGGTACTCATCCGCCTCTCATACTGATCTGCTTGATTTCTGGTTAAGACTTTTTCTCCTTGATGGAGGATAGCTGGGTAATTATCATATGGTACTCTATCTTTACCATAAGCAAAACCTAAAGCACCTTTTACCTTGTCTACTCCAGATCCTACAAAATCCTTAGCTTTCTGGATTGCACCACCGACTTTATCTACAAAACCACTGATAGCGTCTATCGCTCCGCTTATTACACTTGTTACGGTTCCTATCGCTGTAGATACAGCATCAGAGATACCACTAAAGATAGTGGATACCGCATCAAATAAGCCTTGAAATACGCTCTTAATGGTTTCTACGATAGTTGTAATCGTAGAGCTTGCACTGTCGAAAAATCCACAAATACTCTCCCAGATCTGAGAGATGTATGGAGCTAAGAAATTAAATACTGTTTCAATTCCTGTAAGTAGTCCATCCACCACCGTAAGGATCACATCTACTACTGCACTGATTATAGGGGCTAAGGTCTGCCATACAGTAGATACTACTGTTACTACTACAGATACAATAGTTTGGAATAATCCCATGTGATTACCGATCACTGTAAGTACTTGCTGGATCACATTTCCCACAAAAGTAAAAATAGAGCTCAATGTAGGCATAATAGCTACAATCGCACCTACCACTACTGTAATGATCTGTTGTATCACTGGCATAGCTGTTACGATGATATTAGTAATAGTCTGGATCACTGGCACGATATAAGGGATGATCTGAGATACACCGCTCATAATCGTACTAATTACCTGCCCTACTACAGGGGCTATCTGTTGTACCGCTGAGATAATCGGAGGGATTATAGGTAAGATCGTATTGATCGCCTGTACTATTCCATCCTTAAGCCCAGAGAACATACTAGAAATACCGCCACCGTCTACCTTTACATTAAAAAGCTGATCGAAAATAGCTTGTAATGCTCCAGTATCAATACCGATATTACCCAGCCCTGTAAAGATTGCATCCTTGATAGATGTAAGGAGTGGTAATACATTCTCCTTAATCTGAGGAGCTACCTTTTCTACCGCTGTTCCTATTGCTGTAGGCAAGTTGCTAAAAATCGTCTGGAGCATCGGTATAAAGTTACCAAAGAAAAAGGTACTTGCACTCTCTACCAGCTCTCCCATACTTCTAGCTACTGCCTCTCCATCCCCTACAGATAAATTACCTAAGAGGTTAGTAACGGAGGCTTTCATCATCGCAAAAGATCCGCTAAAGGTCTGCTCTGCCTCTTTTGCTGTGGTTCCTGTGATATTTAATTTATCCTGTATTACTCCGATAGCTGTATAAACATCCGCTAAGTTGTTTATATCGTACTTAGTACCAGTGATAGCCTGTGCATCCTTAAGGAGCCTCTCCATCTCCTCCTTAGTACCACCATAACCCAGCTTAAGGTTATCTAGCATCGTGTAATTTTGCTTTGCAAAGCCTTGATAAGCGTTCTGGATGGATCCCATATCAGTACCCATCTTGTTAGCGTTATCCGCCATATCTACCATAGCTTTGTTAGCAATCTCAGCGGATTTATTTGTATCTCCTGCACACGCACTCAAAAGAGAGGCACTAAATGAGGTAACATTTTCCATGTACTCATTAGCGGATAAGCCTGTAGTTTTATACGCTTGATTAGCGTACTGTAACATCTTATCTACCGCTGAGGTATCTGTACTACCATCACTATTAGTCTTTGTGTACAGCGTTTTAATACCGCCTATACTTTGCTGTAGTTTAGCTCCCTCTCCTAAGGATTTACCCATAAGAGCTGTAGCTCCTGCTCCTGCAATTCCTACAGCGATTGTTACGCCTTTTGCAAGGCTCTTAAGTGTACTACCGATCTTATCCAGTACAGCACTAGCTCCATCCTTTACCGCTACCATAGCCTTTACAGACATATTACCGATGGATTTTAAGCTACTGCCTATACCGTGGAGGATCTTACTAGCACCGTCTTTTACTGCTATCAAAGGCTTAGCTACTACCTTACCTACGGATTTCAGTATACCGCCTACCTTACCCAGAGGAGCACTTGCTTTATCCCTCAGAGTAACAAAAGGCTTAGCTACTGTTTTCCCTACAGATTTTAGGGAGTTTCTAACCTTTGTGATCCCTCTAGTGGCTCCATCCTTAATAGATATAAAAGGCTTAGCCACCAGCTTTCCTACTGTTCGTACACCTACCCTTATTTTATTTAATCCAGATGTAGCTCTATCGTGGATCCCTACCGCTACAGAGGTAACTCTATCTCGTAGCCCACCTAAGGTATTTTTGATTTTAGCTAAGCCCTGTGAGGCTAAATCTCTGATCTTTACAATCGGAGTAAAAGTAGTGGCTATCTCTTTAAGCCTCTGCTTAATCTTTCCTACTGTACTAACCGTGAGATCCTTTAGCTTAATCACTGGAGAGAATACCTTTTTAGTAAGATCCTTGATCCTCTGGGTTATTCTCTCTACCTTTTCTGTGGCTTGATCGTTTACCTCCACTCTGGTTAATGCCCTCACATTTCCCAGCCTGTGTACTCTACTCTCTACCTCATTGATAGTAGGAGAGGCATTATCCTCTACCTCCACATCTGGAGTAGCTGTGGTAGTATTGACGGTATCTAAGGTATCCTGTATAGCACCAATAACCCCAGAGGCGTTATCCTGTAAGGATACCTCTGGGGATACTGTTGTATTGCCTACATTCTCTACAGTTTGTCTAACGCTCTCTACAACTCCAGAGGCGTTATCCGTAGCATTGATAGTAGCATTAACCCTTGTACGCCCCATCTGTTGCATACTCGCATTAGTTTTATCTACCTGCTCCGAAAACTCACGCTGTAAACCTAGATTTTTCTTAAGGGTAGCATACATATTATCTTTCAAATAAAGTTTTGCACCAAACTCTACCGCCATATATGCCACCTCCTCTATGTGAGTAGATTGATATTGTACATAACACTCTTACTCTTATCTGCCCTCTCCAGCTCTTTGTTATTATCATCTCTCTCCTGCTCATAAAAAGCCTGTAATACTAAGAGCTCGCCTCTAGGCAATTTGTAAAATACAGATGGGAGTACTCTACCGTGTTTCCAGTAGTAGTACATCATCTGGGTAAGCCCATCTGTACTTATGAGTTTTTTACTTCTTTAACCGCATTATCTCCGAAACCTGCCAGCTCAGAGATCTCTCCGTAAATCTTAGCGATCTCTCCAGAAAGTAAGATCGCTCTTACCAGATCCTTAGGAGTAGATACCTTAAACTTACTCATAAGCTCCTTGTTTTTAAACATCGGAGCACCTGTAGCATCTACTACACCCTCAATTACTGTAAAGAGCTGGAGCTGGGTAATATTAATATCTGCATCCTTGCCCTTTACATCAATGCTCATATCCTGTATCTCCTCAAACTTAGCTGGAGTAATCGCCTTAATTGTGAGGATAAACGGAGCACCGTATACCTGTGATAATCTGGTAATCTCTACCTCCTTAGTAGGGAGCTTAATCTCTCCTACATCGGAGCCTAAGAGGAGATCTAAGATATTAACCGCCTCTTTCTTTTCTGTTTCCTCTGCCTGTACTGCCTCTGCATTTACATTCTTTGTAGCCATTGTATAGCCCTCCTTAATTTTTCATATAATAAAAATAAGGGGAGGTTTTACCCTCCCCAAACTGCACTCTTATAACTCTTACTGAGGAGTAATCTGATCTAAGTACTCGTACCCTGTAAAGGTAAACGGAGCCTCTGTTTCAAGAGGTTTCTGAGCCTCCCAATCAAAGAGAGTAAGATCATCCATAGCTATTAAGGAGCTTAATAGAACTCTCGTTAATAACATGACCTCTAAAGTAATCGCCAGCCTTAGGAAGATCCTCATAGAAAGTACCTCTGAGCTCTGCAATCTGTACCTCATTCAAATCTACAGATAAGATAGTTTTAGGATCTGCATAGCGATCCAACACTAAAGAGATCTCTCCAAAATCTGTTACAATTTTCTGTACTCCAATACCAAGTACATTCTGCATAGATCCATTATCCCCTAAGAAACGGATATTATCTCCCTTTTTAGCCAGATCGTTAATCATACGCTTAATTCCAGCATTAACAAATGCAAAGTACTCTCCCTGTGCTCCATGATCCCACATTTTCTGGAGTGCATCTAAGAAGTGATCCTCTGTAAGGGCTCCCTTAGTTTCTACCACGTTTCCAGCATCCACAAGGTTTACAAGTCCATTCATCTGTCTAGGAGTAGATCCGCTCTCCAGAGCCTTAGTACCGTTAAGGAAATACCATTCCATATCTCTCTTAGTTTCTGTCAAACGATCCTGTACCTCAGAGTTAAATACATCTCCGATACCCTTAGGATTGAGGGATCTAGCTGTACCAGATACCTGTGTTACTTTCTCGATGATCTGACACACATTAGAGAGGGTTTTTCTGTTAGATGTAAGTACAGTTCCTGCCTCATCTCCCTCTAATCTAAGCTTTCCTCTCTCGGAGTTAAGCTCCTTTTCTCTCCATGTTACTGTAATATCGTTTGCTGGTACTACCTGCCCTCTACCCATAAGCAAAGTAGTAAGCGGAGTATCTGTAGGAGATACCAGCTTAATCTCCTCTGTGAGGTCTACAACCTCATTCTCTAAAAAATCAGCTCTTTTAACCATTCCTGCCATTGTTATTTACCTCCTGTTTGAGTTATTTTGTTTTGAGGAGCTGGCTTACTCCTCGTCATCGCCGTTTCTGTGGGCTGAGAGCTTTTCGCTAATCATGCCCTTTACATTTCCAGCCTTTTTGTACGCATCGTACTTAGTTTCATCTTTCTTGTTAGATGAGGATCCTGTAGCTGGAGTGGATCCTTTGAGAAACTCAGCTTTAGCCTTTGCAACTTCCTTAGCCACCTCAGCATCAAAGAGTTTTTTCATGCCCTTTACTCTCTCAGTGAGCTTAGCTTTACGCTCATCCTCATCTGCGATAGTTGCTAAGTCCTCTACAGCGATTAAGTTACGGAAACCAGCATCCAGCCCCATCTCCTGTACTGCATCTACTACATCCAGCTTTAAGCCCTTGATAGTAAGATCCAGATCTCTCTTAGCCTGTGCCTGTAAGCGTTCCTGCTCCTCCGCCTGTCTACGCTCATCCTCTGTCATTTTTTCCTTAGCCTGCTTATCCGCCCACTCTTTTTCCTTTTTCTTGATAGCATCCGTTACTCGCTTATCTGCCATCTTTTCATACTCTTTCTGGAGTTCTGCTCTGATCTCCTCCTCTGTCTTTACCTTAGGAGTGTTATCTGCACCTGCTCCAGTAGTGTTAGGCTTTCTGTTTAAGCGATACATCCATAAGATGCTTAACCTCGTCTAAATCGTTAATATGTCTATGATCTCCTAACATCTCTCCTACAGGCATTTCCAAATAATCACAAATTTCCATTAACTTCTCAATGTCTGGTAAATGGGCTCCTCTCATCCACCCATTTACTGTAGTAGGCGGTACCTCCAGCACCTTAGCAAGCTCTACCTGCTTAATCCCTCTCTCTGAA